AAATCAATTATTCTTACCTTTTTAATTTTACCGACTGTATCAGATGATGTTTTAATATTAGCTCCACTACCATTTGTGCTAACAATAGTATTAAATTTTGGTAATTTTTTATAATTAAATCCTGATGATATAATTCTAAAATCTTTAATTTTACCATGAACATTTTTAGACTGTGTTGAATACTCTAATTTTTCACAATCAACATCAGAGTATCTAAAAAATTCTGGAATTTTTGGTGAAAAATTGAATGTTTCTGAGGTTACACCAGATATTTTGTACTCCCCACTGTAAACACTATCTACAAATAATATTTCGTTATAGTTTACTACATCAGTATCAGTTGTGCTTATAAATCCACCTTTTGTTATACCATAATATAATTTACTTGGTGTTGATGTGGTGCTTTGCACTGATAATGTTGCCCCAAAGAATGGTCTATCAGGTGAAGTTCCAATCCCAATTGTCCCTACACCAATAACATTAAAGTTTGTAGAGTCTTGTGAACTTAAATATTCATTAGTAAATTCTTTATCGTAAAATATTTTAAAGTCAAAATCAGCTAATGTAGTGCTTGATAATCCAAAAGTAAGTTTTTGATTCTTTACTACAGTTATTTGTGGATTAATTGGTGCAATTGACTGATTTGTTCCTCCTGTATTTGCAGTTATTGCAACTGCTCTCACTGGTTTTGTGTTAACATCAGAAAGCGTTTCACCTAATTGTAAATACCTATCACTAACTTTATATACAAAATAAGTGCCTGTAGATAAACCTGTTGCTCCACCTTCATAAAAAACTTTATCTCCCGTTTTAAATCCATGATTATTAATATCTAAACGATTTGTTTCGACATCTGAGGCATTAAATGATATTGGATTTATGATTAATTTTTCAAATTCTGAATTATATCTAACTGAAACTGGTACAGTGCTTCCAATTCCAACTGATAAATTAGGAACTACATCCATAGTGACAACATCACCATTCTTCAAGTTATGTGTTGTTGTCTCTGCTGCACCTATTTTTGTGGTTACAGTGCTGATAACTTTATCAACATCAGCAGTAACTTGGTCAAACTTAGTTGTAAAATTATATAATCCTGATCCAATACCTGAAATACCACTACCTAAGAAATATAATCCATCACTGGTATTCGCTACTCCTGCCCTAGTAGTTACAATTCCAATGTAATTTTCGTCTTTTTTGATAACAAATACATCGGTTGATGTAGATCCTGAGAATGGTAATTCAAAGGATCCAACTGAACTATCGTTTGGTGATACATCAAACTCAGCATTCGTTACATTTGGTCTATTTAATGTAACTTCTTGACCAGTTTCAAAGGGATGATTAGGAAGATATATTGCTCTTTCTGGTATTTGTATTGGTGTTGTTGTTTCACCAACAACATAATTAACATTTGTTCCAACACCATCTGTTCCAACACCTACAGATTGAACACTATTAAAGTAAATTACATCATTAATACGAGAGTCAAACTTAGAAGTTTTTACTGGAATAGTAAATCTATTGTTTAATATATCAACTTGTGATCCAAATGTATGTGCTACACCAGCATTTCTAAACACTCTAATGATTTTTCTTCTATTGTAAAGATTCAATACTTGAACTGTCTCTGTTGAATTGCCAACACCTATTCTTAATGATCCACCAATAGAAACTGTATTTGGTATCTTATTAACAAAAATATCTTGCACTACTCCATTAACATTTCCAACTGTCATGGATTTACCTAATGACACTGTATCTGTACTAACTCCAACAATAAATGAATTTGTAAGATTAGGAATAGATGTACTCAAACCAGAAATAAAGACAGCATCTTCATTATTAAGTTCAAGAGTTGGGAGATAATTAACTTGTACTTCATTACTTCCATTCCAAGTAAGAATAGCATTATTAAATCTTGTTAAAGATGTTTCGATAGTTGATATTCCAAGACCAACA